TTAAGTATCGTTTTTTCTGGGGATATTTCTGGGGGTAAAGTCACTATTAAACTTATTCATTTCCTTAGATTTTAACTCATCAACAATTTTAATATATGGTTTCATTGCTCTATCATCTTTGTGACCTGTCCAACTTCTTATAACAACTGTTGGAATTCCAAGTTTTAAAGAGTTAACAACAAAAGTTCTTCTTCCTGCATGGGTAGATAACACTTCTTTTTTCAATGAAGTGTTTTTATATCTTTTTTCGCCAACAAAAAAAACCTCTGTGACTGGATCATTAAATTCTAAAATCTCCGCGATTTCTTTTATGTATTCATTGGTCTTATCTTGAGAAATTATAGGCAAAGGCATATCATTATCTTTATAATCATTCAAGATACTTAATGCATAATTGTTCAAATCAACTTTCAATGGGTCAATAGTCTTTTCGGTTGTTACTAACATGTAATCATTTCTAATATCTTCTCTCCTCAATTTTTTCGCATCAGAAAATCTGACACCAGTGAAACAGCAGAAACAAAATACATCTCTAACATTATTTAGTCTATCTATCCCAAAGTCGTGGTTAAAAAGTTTCATCAATTCGTCCCATTCTAAGTAGACTATTTCTTTCAAATCTCCGCTTGTTCCTTTGAAAACAGGTTTGAAAGTATTATGTAAATCTCCTTCATAATACTTTTTATCAGACGCCCATTGTAGCATAGTTTTAAAGTCTGCAATATTTTTCTCTACTGTTGTATTTCGGTGTGGTTTTCTAGTTTTCTTTGTTCTGTGGTCTATAGGTGCTTTTTGGAAATATTGAATAAAACCCATTAAGTCCTTTTCTGTCAATTCATTTATCTTCCTATTAGGCAGGTAGTAAGACCAATGGTTTTTTATAGAGATATAACTTTTCCGAGTACCATCAGCCCATTGTTTTAGAATTGAAGCATTTTCTATAAATAGATCAAAGATATCTAAAACTAAATCCTTGTTTGTAATATCACTATCACTAAATAGTGCTTTAAACTCTGCTTTAAGTTCTTTGGATGTAGGATATCTATTCTTTTCGTAATCGTACTTTTCAAAAACAGAATCAATATGAGATACAACTTTAGACATTTTCTTTTTAGCAATTATATCCCCTTTTATTACTTGCTTAGTATTATCAAATTGCGAGGGTTTTATCATTATCCTTGGGTAAAGTTCTATACGTAAAGAATTAAACGATACCCTAAGTCTTAAAGGTGTCGGTTCATCAGTTTCATTGTTTTTAATAGAAAATTTTACAGAATATTTAAGCATTTTCTTTTTGCTCTAATTTTTTCTTTTTTATTACTGTTTGCTTTTTTGGCTTCATTTCTCCCTCGCCTGTAAGTAGCCAATGTGCTGAATAGCCGAGTTTAGCCATTACCGCTAGCCACTCTGGGTGAAATTTTCTGTATGGTTCTTTTCTAATTCTTAAAATATTTGCTCTTGGCAAATCATATTTAAGACAAAAGGCTTTAAACTCGTTAATCTCGCTAGTGAGGAGGTAATGCTCTATAGCCACAAAAAAACGACGGACGATAGGATAATCTTTTTTAGGCATTGTAGTTATTTTTCTTTGCTTATAAGATAATCTAATAGGTTGTGATATTCCAGACCAGTAAAATCAAATGAATAACTGTCGTAATCATTTTTACGAGATTTAGAAATGATTAAATATTCATCGTCGTTAATTTTAAATCCTTTTTCAGTAGTAAATTCTTTATTTCTAAGATCTAAATAGTTTACCAGTTCTTGATAATTTGTTAGGTCAAAAACTATCATTATTTTTTCAATAATTTTTCCATTTTTTACATAGAAAATTATATTACATTCATCAAGTTTATATACATATTTATAAGCATCCATTTTTTTATTATAATCTACGGATGGTTCTTCGTCAATAGCTGATTTATCAAATATACTTCCCATTTTGAATTTAGAAATAACATCATAAAGAGCCTTTCCTAAACCTTCAGATTTTGCTAGATATTCTCTGTATTCTTTTACATTGTTAGATGCCAATTTCTTTTTTTGCGAAAAACATAAGATTGGTATTATGGAAAGCATAATCGTTAATAATAATTTTTTCATAATTTTAATTTTTAATAGCTTTATACTATTTTTCTTATAACTCGTTTTTATTTTTCATTTAAATAAGTTGTATCTGATATTTTTTTTACGGATTTAAGTATATCTGTTTTATCTAATATGGCTAACTGTTGTTTAGCGGTTTCTTTCAATTTATTAAACCTTGTTTCCTTGTCTATGTTTGCTTTTATTAGTTCGGAGTTTAAGGACTCAAGATTCGATAATACGGCAAGCTCATTGATACTTGCAAAGTCTCTCATATTTTTCCCTTCTAAGGTAAGCTGAGGATTTACCTCTTTCCATTGTTTTGCTGTACAACCGAACAATGCCATATTTAACAAATCGGCTTCCTCTGCATACTCAATCCATTGTTTATTTACTGTAAATTTTGACTTAGGGATGAGATGTTTTTTTACGGCGTCTGTCTGAATATGGTAGTTTATTTTGCTTAATATTCTTTTGACATTCCATTCCAGATTATACTCATTAGATTCTATTTCTTTTAATCTTTGAAATTCTTTTATTAAAAGAAGTTTAAACATGGGACTAATCCAAGCACCAAATTCAAATGCAATATCTTTATGAGCATAAGTTCCTCCGTTTCTACCACTTTTTGAGATAATTCCTATAGCATTAGTGGCTTCTATCCACTTTCGTGGTGTCAAATTAAAAGAGTTCAGCCCTGCTTCTTTTTTAAAGGTGTCGAATTCGACACCTTTAAAATTTGGATTATACAACTGTTCCCATATACCAAGAAATTCGACTGTATTCCGATTTCTCATCCAGTTCCTTATATGGTCATTGCCTTCTTCTCCACGAACCATATCTGTTAGACAAATATAATCATCATTATTATGCGAAGTTATTGCTATAATTTTATCACTAACTTCTATTTTGTTTGTTTTTGCCATTGGTAGATTTTAAGTTTATTTATAAAAAATCTTTTGCTCTATTCCAGTGCTTGTTATCTATGTTGCCAACATCTACCTCCTCCCGAAACTCTCCGAGAACACGCTCCCCCTTTTTTAGTTGGTGTGCCACAGTATCCTGAGTATGAAGATGAAGAATAAGACTTTAAACGACTATTTGTCTTATATTTTCTATTCTTAGTTTTTGCAGGTAAACTTTTGTTGTTACTATAACTCTTATTAGTATAACCACTATTTGACTTTGATATAGAAGACGAAAAACCATAGACTTGTACATCTGTTGTTTCATACTTCCAAGTATTATCATCAAATAATGTAACAGTATTGCCATTAGATAGTTTTACTGTTTCAATTTTTTTCTGTGAAAATCCCAATAATGGAATAATAAACATCATTAATAAAAATAATTTTGTTTTCATATTTTTAAATTTTTAATTTATTTCTGGTATAAATGGTCTAAATGACACTATTTTTCTAAAGACAAATATTTGCAATACATTTTCAAGACTTAATTTAAAATCACTATAATTTTTATTATAAGCCCTACATATAATATATCCCTCTTCTGAATTATGCTCTATAATTTGCTTAAATGTATTCCCCTCACTGGTTACTATTACAAATAAATTATTTCTGATAGGCAGTTTCTCATTTTGAGATAGAAAAACTTGCTTAATTAATATTTCTGTTCCATGTGGAATTGATATACTTGTCCCATCGTCCATAGAATCCCCATAGACTGTTACCACAAGATATTTTCCACTGTCAAATTCTTTAGGGACAAGCCTTGTTTTAGTCTCTGGAAGTTCATAAGGGTTATCTCCTCCAAGCAATCCTGCTGCGGTTGATAAGTCTGCATACTCTACCATCATATAATTATCAAAAGGCACTGCCTTTACTTCATCACCTTTTACAGGGCTTTCTTCCGAAGATTTAAGCATTTCGCCTTGTGGTAAACTTTCATACTTTTCAACTAAGTAGTTATATATTGAATTAACAGTAATTTCTCTTGGATTTTTAGTTTCACCATTAGTTATACTTCCCAATCCAGCCTCAGAAATTCCTGTATTCTTAGAGATTTCATAATTGCTAACATTATACTTTTCTATAATCTTAAAAATTTCTTTTAATTTATTTTGCTTAGAAATATTAGTATTATTTTCTTCATTCATATCGTCTTCATTAGAAGATTTAAGCATTTCGCCTTCGCCAAGTAATAACCAAACTTTATTTAATTCAGGAAAATTAGGGGCTACTTGCTCATCATAAGTTTCAGATTTAATAGATTTTCTCATACTATTGACATATCCATTAGAAAATCCACAAATTTCCTCAAACTTTTTTTGTGAAAGCTTTTTATATTTCAAAAACTCTTTTAATCTTGTTTTTACCGAGTTTTGTTCTATTTTTTTCATATCTTTGTATTATAAAAATTATTTCAATCTAAATTTATCAATTATGTCACCGGAGAAACAAGACCTCTATATAACAGTTTCTATATATGAATTTTATGACTATGTATTTTACATATGGGTAAATTTATCACTTATGATACTTACCTCTGTCATAGTGTCTGGTTGTTTATATTTTCTTGCAAAACTAATTCACAGAAAAATTGAAAATAATGATTTTTAATTTTTTATCTCTTTCACGGTTTCTTTTAATTGTTTTATGAGATTGGTCATTTTTTTCATATTAAGTTCTTTATCTTTTTTACTATCAATAGAAGGTTCTTTGTAAATGCTTTCTACTGATTTTAAAAGCATTATTTGTCTAGAAGCTCTTTGAGAAACATCTCCATTGTCATCGTCTTTTAATAAGTCAGCGTGGTTTCTCATCGTCATTGCAACGGCAGATTTAAAAGCGTAAATCTCTTCCAGTTTTCGTTCATTATTGTAACGACCAATCATCCAAACAAAAAACCACCATGCAGGAGCTACTTTTATAAAATTAAGTAATACTCCAGCCCAAACAGGTAAACCACTATCCTGTGGATTAACACTGAATGTAGTGTAAACTTTAAAAGTCCACCATATTGCAAAGCAAAAAACAATAGGAACAAAAACAAGAAAAGCAATAGAACTATGGCTAATTAATTTTCTTCTTTCTTCAAATTTAGTCCCCAATGAACCATCTGCTGCTGCACCAAGTAAATTCTCTACTTCTTGTTTTTTGTCTAAAATTTCTTTTTGCAATCTAATTGCTTCCTTCATATTGGTTAAAGAATCTTCGTTTTGAGATTTTATCTCAGAGAAGTCCTTTTCATATTTATTTATATTTTTAGCTATTTGGGTTTCATGATTGTTTATGGTAGTTTTGGTAGTTTCAATATCTTTAGAGTTTTGCTTAGCAAGTGCAAGTATTGTGTCTATTTCTGATTTATCATTTTGGATTGTTTCTTTATTATTTAAAAGCTTATTATAAAGACTATCTGCTTTTTTATTAAGCTTTTCACTTGCTACAGATTGATTAGCTATTTCTTCTTTCAATTTTTCTAAAGCCACTAAATTAGCCTCCAATTTCGTTTGAATAAGAGTTTGCTTGGATTCTAAGTCAGAAACATGCTGATGATTAATGGTTATTTTGGTATTACTATTCGACCCTCCGAATAAGAGTGTATAGGCGATTATGTTTTTAATACTTTCATAAGCACTATACCTATCGTCATTATCTAAATTATATATAAGATCCTCTAATTCATTAATTATATTAAAAGATTCATTATCATTCATATAATTTTCAGGGAGCAAATAAAACATCTCGGATTTAATAATTTCATCAAACCAAGATATCACCCTATTCAAGACTTTTTTAAACTGAATCGCATCTAAACTACCAAAACAAATCTCTGTAAGTTCTTCATCTTTATAGTTTTCAGCAATATACTTATCAAAATCAAACTTTTTTAGCCTTTGAAATTCATCATGATTAAAACTATCACCTAAACTCATATTAAATTTTTGTTTCTGATTATCAGTATTTTAAATAATAAAATAGAAAATTGTTCTATTTTTATTTTGATATATTAGAACATTGCTCTATATTTGCATTATTAAAATCACTCAGTAAAAATACTAATTAAAAATGAAAATAAAAGAAAATGTAAAAGAATTTTTATTAAAGCCAAAGCAATTAGGGCTTTTAATAAGTAAAACAGAGATGTCATACTTCACAGTTAAAGACTGGATTGATAATGATAGTAAAAAATTGACTCAATTAGAAAATATAAAAATTTTACAAGAGATTACAGGCTTAACCCAAGAGCAAATCTTTGAACCCGAAGAAGACAAACAAGCCATTTACGATACTATATAAAACCAAAAACCAAAACAATGTCACACATCCAAGTATTAGCAAAACCAAACATCAATACCTCTCAGAAAGGTAAAGCAGGATTAGGAAATATGATTCACAAAACCCTGCAAGAGTGCGATAATATCCATACGGCAGATGACCTTATGCTGGTTGCCTATGCGAAAAAAGTTCCAAACTATGCCCAAATAGAGCAATTGTATCATTCAAAATTCCAAAGCAATGAAAACCGTACCACAACATCTACTTGAAAAACCATTACTCACAATGACTGGCGAAGAAGTTTTAGAATTGTTTTCGGTAGTCTTTGAACAAGAAACCACAAGATTAGATTTTACAAGCGAAAATCTGGTTTACGGGTTAGCAGGATTAGCGAGGTTAATGGGGTGCGGAAAAACCAAAGCCCAACAGGTTAAAAACTCGGGAGTAATCGACGATGCGATTATCCAAAATGGAAGAAAATTAATCATCGACGGACCAAAGGCATTAGAACTTATCAAAAACCAAAACGAATTATGACACTTACAGTCACCACCCACGACACCGCCATACAATTTCTAAAAGAAGAGAAGATGTCAATAGGTATATTTATTAGCGACCATGTCGAAGATTCACAAATCTATGGTTACAATTCAGTAAAATTTACAGACCATATCATTACGATTAAAGACCACTTTGTGGACTGGGACGAATTCTATTTTGGGCTTGATATAGAAGTTGGTTTTGATGCGACAGCAATACACAGGAGAGCCACTCTGGAATACCCAGAGGAAAAAGAATTAGACATCACAGAGATAAGACCAGAAGTCAATGTTCTTTGGGTGCAGAAATGGGATGAGGAAAAAGAGGAACACATTGATTACAAACTTTCTCAAACCGAGAAGAAAGAAATTGAAGACTACTTAGAGAACACATTAATCCTAAATGACTGTTAAAATGAATATCTACCAAAAACTATTGCAAATCCAGGCCAAAGTAAACGGTTTAGGTAAAGACGCTTCTTCTGGAAGTGGAAACTATGGCTACCAATATGTATCTGGTACGAAAGTTTTAGAGTTTGTAAAACCATTGATGAATGACTTGGGACTTATTCTAAAACAAGAGATTTTGAGCATAGAGAACGACCGCCAAGACTACACTACACGGAATGGCTCTAAATCCGAAATTTTATCTAAAGTAATGATGAAATTTACTTGGATAGACACGGAAACGGCCGAAAAGGACGAAAACCTTTTTGGTGCCAATGGGCAAAATGATTGGGAAAAAGGTTTAGGTTCAGCACTTACCTATGCAGAGCGTTATTTCCTACTAAAATACTTCCATATTCCAACAGATGAAGACGATATAGATAACGACCTTAGAAAGAAAGTAAGTGAGGACAAGCCTGCGAAACCTGCTACTGCAAATACCTCTACAACCAATCAAAACAACAGACAAAAAGTTGATGAGTGGCTAAGTGAAGAAGCCTTTGAGAAGGCAAAAGTAGCGACAAAAGCACAAATCCAAAATGTACTTAAAAAATATAACGGTAAGCCTTACAAAGACGGAAAGGTTTACGCGATGAAAAAAGAGTACAAATCAACCCTTGAAAACTTAGCGAAATAATGGAAAGAGCCATACAACTACTAAAGCAAGACCAAGAGCATTTAGAAAAAATAATCAAATGCTATCCTGAAAATTCTCAATACAAAGAGAAAGAGAAGCGATTGAAAAAGGATTTGAAAGGAATTATCAAAGCAATAGAAATTTTAAAACACAACAACAATGGGAGCAACTAAAGCATTAGCGATTGATATCGCAGAACAAGAAGCAAGAAGCACAGAAACAAAGCATATATCAGAAGTTTTGAGAGATGCAGGATTGTCGCCAAGGGATTTGATTATTCAAAGACTTATCAATAAGGAACTGCCAATGTCTTACTCAAAATTAAAGTATCTGGATAGTCCTGTAAACTTCATAAACAATTTGCTAAAGCCAAAAGAAAAAAACGCATCGATGACTTTCGGGAGTCTGGTGGATTGCTTGGTACTTGAAGAACACAAGTTTGAAAAGCGTTTTGCTATCGTAGAAGATGAGCCAACAACAGAAAATCAGAAAGAATTTGTAAGGATTTTTTGTGATTATGTGTCCCCATTGGGAACTTTTGAGGAGCGTGTAGAATACGCTTTTAGCAAGGCTTACAAGCGAGGAACGGTAAAGAATGTAGAATCGCTTTTTTCTTACCTAAGAGCTATAGAAAGTGGTAAGGAAGCCGTAAGTACAGAAGTTTACGAAAAGGCTGCTAAAATCGCAGAGAACCTTAAAAGAACCGATGATGTATGTGCAGAGTTAGAACAATGCGAAGCCTTTCAGAAATTTATAGAATTTGAACTAGAGGGTTGGCAATTTAGAGGAATATTGGACACTTATTCATCTACTCTGTTCCACGATATGAAATATACTTCTGACTGTAATCCAGACAACTTTGCAAGAAGCATAGAGAAGTTTGGATATGAAATCCAATTTGGGCTATACAGCATAGGATTAGAACTTTTAGGAATGGCAGAAAATCCAAAATTCAAATACATTCTGTTTGACGATAAATTCAACTATTCAATTGCAGAGGTAGGCGAAGATTATATGCACTACGGCAGACGCAAGGTTGAGCATTATATCAAGCGATTGAACAAGATGGTAGATGAGCGAGGGTTTTACAAGTCGTTTGATTATTTCAAAAGTAAAAACATTCTCCACAAACCACGCTGGATTGCTGGATTTGACGAAACAATTTTTTAAGATGAAATTATATGTGCAAAAACAACTGAATGGCTCTTTGATTCCTTGTCATAATTCCGATTGGGAAAAAGCAAAGAAACTGAAACCTAATAATGAGTATTTGGTTGAGATAAAGCAACCGCGAAATATCAAGTTTCACAGAAAGTTTTTCGCTCTTATCAATATGTTATTTGACAACCAAGAGCAATACAAGAACATTGAAAGGCTACGAAAGGATTTAATTATTGAAGCAGGGTATTACGATGAGTGGGCAGACCTAAACGGAGTAGTACAGCGAGAAGCAAAGAGCATCAGTTTTGCACAAATGAATGAAGAAGAATTTAGCGACCTATACAACCGAGTGATCGATGTAATCGTCCAATACTTCCACTTCGATAAGCAAGATATAATTGACAATGTAGAGCAATATTTTTAAAACCAAAACCAATGCAAAGAGATAGTTTTATCTTTTATAGAAGTTTCTACGAAGCGATTAGAGAATTGCCGAGAGATATTCAGGGAGAAGTACTCACAGCCATAATGGAGTATGGCTTAGACGGAGCAACAACTGAAAATCTAAAGCCAGTAGCAAGGGCTATTGTTACTCTAATAAAACCGCAAATAGACGCTAATAATAAAAGATTTGATAACGGTAAAAAAGGTGGAAGACCGCCTAAATCTAAAACCGAACAGAAACCAAACGATAACCAAACAATAACCGAACAGAAACCAAACGATAACCAAACAATAACCGAACAGAAACCAAACGATAACCAAAGTGTAACCAAACCAAAACCTAATAAAAATGTAAATGATAATGTAAATGTAAATGATAATAAAAAAGAAAAAGTAAAAAAAGAAAGTTCGCCTATCGGCGACACCCACAAATCTTTTAAATCATTTTCATTACAGGATTTTGCAGAGCAGTTGAAGCCCTATGTTGAGGAATACGGACAAACAATGATTAGGCAGTTTTACGACTACTGGACAGAACCCAACAGCAGGAACAAGCCAAAATTCCAATTGGAGAAAACTTGGGACACTGCAAGAAGATTGAGGACTTGGAAACAGAACGAGGAGAAGTTTGGTATAAAAACCCAAACAGGAAACAGACGAAGTGTATTTTAAAACTAAACAGCAATGCTAACGAAAATCTATTGCATCAACACATCAAAAGTTCACGAGGTGGAACTAAAAAACAGCGGAGAGAACCTTTTGCTCTGCCCAGAGTGTTCGCATACTCGCAAGAAGAATAAGTTGAAATGCTTAGGTTTTAACGCGAAAGAAGGTATTGGGCATTGCAATCACTGTGATAGCCGATTTGTAGAATACAGACCACTAAAAAAGGCATCGGATAAGCAATACAAAATCCCAACACAGGTAAATCTTACGCAACTTTCGGACAATGCCGTGAGGTGGTTTACCAACCGAATGATAGGTCAAGATGCACTTAACAAAATGCAGGTTTCGACATCAAAGCAATGGTTTCCGCAGGTAGAAAAAGAACGCACTTGCATCGCTTTTCCATACTATCGAAATGGGCAGTTGGTAAATGTGAAGTACCGCGATGGGCAAAAGAATTTCAAAATGGAAAGTGGTGCAGAACTCATCTGGTGGAATTATAATGCCATTCTCAATCACAAGGAAATTATCATCGTAGAGGGGGAGATTGATGCTTTGAGTTTTATCCAAGAGGGGTTTGATAATGTGATTAGTGTTCCGAATGGTGCAAATGCTGTGAATATGCCTTATCTGGAAAGCAGTTTGGATGACCTCGAACAGATTGAAAAATTCTACATCGCTACGGATATTGATGAGAAAGGTTTGCAGTTGCGAGATGAGTTGGTGCGTCGCTTAGGGCAAGAGAGGTGTGTTTTATGCTCTTTTGAGCAATACAAAGACGCAAACGAATACTTGACCCACAAAGGTTATAAAAGTCTCGGAAATGTGCTAAAAAACGCTAAAGAGATAAAAGTAGATGATGTCTTCGAAGCAAAAGACTTTTTTAATGAGATTGACGACCTTTTTAAAAATGGTTTAAAGCCGGGTCTAAAGATTGGTTTTTCAGAATTAGACGAAAATATTACTTGGGAAACAAAACGCTTAGCGATTGTAACAGGTCCTCCTGGTTCTGGAAAGTCGGAATTTGTAGATGATGTGCTTTGTCGATTGAACATTCTATACGATTGGAAAACGGGATACTATTCACCTGAAAACTTTCCTGTAAAACTGCATTACGCCAAGTTGCACGAAAAACTAACAGGCAAGCGATTTGGCGAAAGATATTCATCAGCGGAGGAGTTTTATACGGCTTTGGAATACATACACGAAAACTTTTTTTGGGTGGCACCACCAGAGGATTTTACAGTTGATGATATACTGAAAAAGTTTGAGTATTTGGTGAAAAGAAAAGGGATAAAGGTTTGTGTGATAGACCCTTTTAACCGAATTGATAAACCCAATGGGCAGAACAAATTAGATGCTATTGCAGAGATACTCATCAAACTATCCAATTTCGCAAAAAAACATGATGTGTTGATGGTCCTAATTGCCCACCCTCGTAAGTTGGAAAAGGACAAAGGTGGTTATTATCCAATCGCAACGATGTACGATATTGCAGGTAGTGCCGACTTCTGGAATATGAGTGATTACGGAATATCCGTAGGTAGAGACCAAGACCCTGAAACGAAAAAGTTTCAGTCTACAGGTGTGATTTCTATCCAAAAAGTGAAGTTTAAGCACTTAGGTAAAACAGAAATAATCCCTTTCAAATACAACTACAATAACGGAAGATATGAGGGGGAAAATACGACAGTAAACGATTGGGATAATAGCAGTTGGATAGCGAAAAAGAATGAAAATGTAGCAGAGGTATTTGCGAAAAAAGTAATCGCAAATCCAGAAGTGGCTTTTGAAAACAATAATGATGATGAGTACGAAGATTTCCCATTCTGATTTGAAAGATGAGATTTATAGGGTCATCATTGAAAGACACCAGAAGTCTGGGGGACACAACGGAGTCTATGGTGTAGAATTAAAAAATAAAACTAACGTAGATTGGCAGATAGTCAGAGGAGTTTTAGGCAAACTATACAAAGAAAACAAAATACAGGTCCGTGAGGGCTCAAAAGGAAAATTGTTTTTTCCAAAAATTAAGAATAACAAATTAAAAACAATACAAAAATGAAACGATTTAATTTTGAAAAACTCTTATTAGAGAATGGTTACGAAAAAAAAGTGATTAAGGATTGGAATGGTACTGTCTATGCCACAACTTATCAGAAAGAGGTAGAGCCAGATAATTGGAATTCTATTACAATCCACACAAACGAAAAAATGACTGCTTGTCCACCAACTGGGATTTTGAGCCATGTAGACGCTGAGGTTCCTCAAACGAAAAAGGAAGCAGAGAAACTATTATCAATAATCGAAAAAATTTAATCATTCGTGTACCCATTGGGAACAAATTGAATAAATATTAATCCTAAAGTTATAATAAAATGTTAAATGCAACAGCAACAGGTAATCTTACAAAAGATGCTCAAGTGCGACAAGTAAGCACGGAAAAAGGAACTATTTACGCTATTCAATTTACAATAGCAATGAATGAAAAGTATGGTGACAAGGAAAATGCCACATTCATACCTTGTACTTACTGGTGTAAGTCTGATAAAATTGTGGAACACTTAATCAAAGGTAAAGCGGTTATTGCTCAAATAGACTGGTATTCTAACAACGAAAAAGAAGGTAGATACTACCAAGATTTTAGAATTAGAAAGTTGGAATTTCAAAGGGGCGAAAAGAAACCAGAAGTACCACTAAGTCCACCGCTAAACATTACACCGCAATCATCAAAAAACCAAAGTCCTGCGGAAATGTTAGAGGAAGAAGTAGATGATTTACCATTTTAATTTAGGACAAAATGAAACACTCCGAGATCGCAAAGAAATTAGGAAATCTATTAGGTGATTTGGCTTATAGTGAGTCTTACCATAAAGCCTTTGAGTATTTGTTAGACGGCTTGCTATACAACCTAATCACTTATGATGAGTGTGGTTTGCGTAGAAATCCGCTGGAGAAGTTGGATAAAAGTAAACACCAAGTCTTAGCAGAAGCGATGGTTTGTTTAGGCGAAGTAATGGAAGAAAATGGAGGGCTTTATGATGCCTTAGGTGATTTGTTTATGGAGCATGTTTCTGGAGGTAAAAATGGGCAGTTTTTTACACCGCAACATATCTGCGACGGCATTGCAAGAATGCAAATACCAAGCAATGTAGAGAAATCAAAGACGGTAACAGACCCAACTTGTGGATCAGGAAGAATGTTACTTGCAGGGGCAAAAATAAATAAAGATTTGATATTCTTCGGTAGCGATATTGACCATAATTGCGTGAAGATGTCGGTTGTGAATTTAGCATTGAACAACCTTGTAGGAGAGATAGTTTGGGGAGACCCTTTGAAACTTGAAACCTATGCCTCTTACAGAATTGAAAGAATGCCAATTACAGGGTTTCCTATAATTAGAGTTTACAAAGAGAGTATTCAATTCCCTAAAGTAGAAAAACAAATAGAAAAAGTAAAACCAAAACAGACGGAACACAAGCAGTTAAGTCTGTTTTGATAAAAATACAACACAGGATGTAGTGAAGACTCACAGCTAACCTTGTTACCCGCTGGCTGTCCTAAATCTACCAAAACAGATGCAGTCAGAAATCTGGAAGGTATCCGTAGAGGCACACTTCGGGGTTCGAGTCCCCGAGCGGAGCAAAGTTAAATTTTTAAAAAAAATAACATGGGAAGAAAAAGAAAATACGCTAGATGGGGCGAAGATTATGAAAAAGAGGAATGCACGAAATGTAAATGGCAAGAATAATCTTACAAAAAGAAGTATAAAATGGAAAAATTGGTAACAGTGGAATACAGGGATTTTCAATCCTTGGTTATATCCCAAGTAAGGTATTCATTAGGCAGAATGACAATGATGCCTTTTTTAACCTCTGGAATTATTAAAGAGCATATAGAGGACTTATCTAAAAACACTATGAAAGTATCTAAAGGAACTCCAGTAATTGGTTTGCAAAAGTGGGTTCAGCAGATAATCATGTAATAGTGGCAGGATGTCAGATACATTATGCTGTTAAATGTAATGCAAGACCCGATACAGGTGAGGTAACAGAATCATTACCTGAGAATGGTAGATATATACAGAGTACAAGAGAAACAGAAATTTATATCGCAGAGTAAAATAATAAAACAATGAATAAAAAACTAAGCCAAATCGCAAGAGTTGTCAATGCAGAAATGCAAATAACTATGCGAGAACTCAAATCAAAAGACCGAGAGCAAAATAAAGTATTTGCACGGATGCTAGTGGCTAAATTAGCCTACAAACATTATAATATTTCCCAAATGGAAATCGCCAAGTTTTTAAAAACGGAACAGCCGACGATTTCCTATTATCTTAAAACTATAGAAACAGACCTAAACACCAATAAGTCCCTATTTCTAAGACACAATAAGATAATAATCAAACTATCTAAATTCGGCAACAGAAAACTAAAAACACTGCAAAAAAAAGACTACTCCCTATTCCCTAAACTTTGCTTAGAAGCAATAGGCATAGAGCCGGTGAAGGAATTAAAATTCCATCCTACTCGCAGATGGCGTTTTGATTTTGCTTTTGTCAATGAAAAATTAGCAATCGAGGTTGAAGGCGGCGTTTGGACTGGGGGAAGACACACCAGAGGGGACGGATTTTTAAAAGATATGGAAAAATACAATGAAGCCGCAAGGCTAGGATGGCGTCTTTTGCGAACCACGCCGAACCAAGTTGAAACCAAACAATTTATATCATTGATTAAAAACACATTAGATAAAAAAAATATATAGCCGTGTACCCATTGGGAACACAATTTTTACTATATTTGCACAGTAATTGAAAGTTGAACATCTCATTTACAGAAGTGGTGGCGGAATTGGCAGACGCTGTTGTCCTGAGCAATTGGAGGTGGTGCACCGCCTTTCAGAGAAGAGATAATAACCCAAATGCAGGTTCGAATCCTGCCCACTTCTCAAATCTTTGTAATCACATTGTTTTGGTTTCCCCGACTGACTGTGGTGGTCGGTTGGGGATTTTAAAAAATAGAGGTCATCACTTAATTTCATACCTTTAAATTGTTGTAAGACAAGTGTTTGTATTAGAAATGTTAGATAAAAAAGTTGCTATATCTTCATAGATCAAACAAATATATTCAGTTTATAATGGTAATTCATTAAAAACCAATGATGGAAGAGCGTCGCAATATGTATCTAAATAATGACCTCTATTAAAAAAAATGAAAAACACTCACATCAAATGGCAAATAAAACAAAAGTAAAAAGCGAAACAAAACAGGTTTTGCTGTCAGAACTAATAGAACACTCGGATAATCCTAATGTACACCCAGAAGCCCAAATAAAGGCTATTGCAGAAAGTATAGAGAAATACGGTCAATATTATCCTATCATTTGTGATGATAAACTAAACATTCTCTGTGGTCACGGAAAGAAAAAGGCTTTGGAATATAAAGGAGAACAATATGCCGAAGTTAGAATTATTTACAACCTTACAGAGAAACAAAAGAAAAAACTTCTCATTGAGGATAATAAAATTCAATCCCTATCCTACACTAACTATGACAAGGTAGAGGATATCATCCGTGACATTGGCGATACTGATATTATTGGGTTTCCAGAGGAGTTTTTAAACACGATCATCAATGATATATCTGTGGACAATATGGGGGTAGATTTCTCAGAAAAACCAAAGGTTGAGAAAATATTCACTCCAGAAAAGCAAGAACAACAAACAGAATCTGTACAGCAATTTGAGGAAGATATGGTAAGAGCCAACACTATTACTTGTCCTCACTGTAATAACGAAATAACTCTTTAACAATGGCAGAGCAAAAAGACTTATTCAAACCTTTAAAGGAAATAAAGTTTGTAGATAGAAACACACTTAATCCTAACGACTACAACCCAAACAAAGTCTTAGAGAAAAACTTGGAATTGCTCACGCAGTCTATTTTAACTAATGGTTTTTGTTTCCCAATCGTCGTAAGACCAGATATGACCATTATAGATGGATTCCACAGATGGACCGTATCAGGAAGAGAGCCTAACGCTGATTTAGCGTTTTTGTATTACGATACGGATATGTTTAGAAGCAATAAACAAGGAAGAAAGCACAGCGAAAAGAAAGATTATAAAAAGATACTTTCTGACGCTATTAAAAAGGCAACAGAAAACCCAAGTAATTACGCTGATTTTGACACAGCAAAGAAGTTGTTATCAAAAATGATATTGCCAAATTATCCAAATGCGGTATATCAGAAAGTATATCAAATCTTGATAGCAGGCGACCCAAAGAAAAGAGAATACAGGGCTATTCTTTCACGAATAAATAAAGAAAATAGTAATGGCTAAGAAAATACGAGTTGCTAAGGCTCACGGAATGACAGCAGAGGAAAAGACACAGCATAACAAAGAATTGTTATTGTCGTGCTTGAAAGATACTTTAGGCATCGTAAACTCGGCGTGTATCAATGCAGGGTTGTCGAGGGAAACTTATTACCGCTGGTATCGAGAAGATAAAGATTTTAGGAAAAGAGCCGACGATATTACAGAAACGCAAATAGATGTTGCAGAAGCATCATTGCTAAAGAAAATTAAGAATGGCGACACCACCTCAATTATTTTTTATTTAAAAACCAGAGGAAAAGAAAGAGGTTATGTAGAAAAACGAATTGTAGAAGCCGATGTCAATACTACAATCAAAAACCCAGAGCAAGCATTAAAGAAACTAACCGCTAAAGAGAGAGCGTCCTTATTGAAGTTGGCAGAAGAATTAGACCAAGAAAATGAGTAATACAGACAAAATAGAGAAGATAGCACCATTAGCATACCTCGTTCAAGCGGACGAGTGTAAACAGTCTTTTTTCTATTTTGTAAAATTATTCTGGAAAGAAATTATCCCAGAGACACCTGTTTGGAATTGGCATATCCCTTACCTATGTGATGAACTTCAAAAGGTTTCTCAGAATGTAGTCGATAGAAAAGAAAAGTTATACGACTTGCTTATCAATATTCCACCTGGTACAACAAAATCTACTATTGTAACCATTATGTGGCCTGCATGGCTTTGGGCAATAGACCCAACCATTAGAATTATCTCTAATTCCTATGCTTCTGATATAGCAACAGAACACGCAACAAAAAGTAGGGATATCATCACCAGCGACAAATACCAACAATTATTCCCAAATGTTAGAATTAGAAAAGATAAGAGCGGAAAGCAAGCCTATGATAATACACAAAACGGCGCCAGATATACAACTTCCACGGGAGGTGCTATTACGGGAAAACACGCCCATATTATCATCAATGACGACCCGCAAAACCCAAAGCAAGCAGAAAGTGAAGCCCACAGAAAACAAGCAGAAGACCACACCAAAACACTATCGTCGAGGAAAGTCAACAAAGTGGTTACGGTAACAGTAACGGTAATGCAAAGGCTTCATGAAAAAGATGTATCGGGGTATCTTTTAGAGAAAAAAGGGGAAAATCTAAAACATATTAAACTACCTGCGGAAATAACCGAGAAAACAAAGCCAATTCCTGTCGATTTAGAGCATAATTATACTAACGGACTATTAGACCCTGTCCGTTTAGATAGAAAAGCGTTAGACGAAGCAAAAATAGATTTAGGAACACGAGGATATAATGGGCAATTTTTGGAAAATCCAACCTCAGAGGGTGGCGATATTGTAAAGAAAGAATGGTTTACAATCATCAGTCGATCGGAATTTTATAAACTAAAGTCCAGACAGCGAACCACCATTCATTTCTTTATGGACACGGCTTACACAGATGATTCAGAAAATGACCCAACAGGCATACACGCTTCTTGTGCGATTGGTAATAACCTATACATAACAGATAGACGCAAGTTTTATAAAGAATTTCCAGAATTGATAAAGTTTGTGCCTGATTATGTGAAATCGCAAGGCTATGATGGTTATTCTACAATTAGGATAGAGCCGAAAGCGTCTGGGAAGTCCGTAGTGCAGACACTCAAATCATTAACAAAACTAAATGTAGTTGAAATCCCTGCACCATCGGATAGTAAAAAGACCAGATTACACGCCGCCGCTCCAAAGGTAGAAAGCGGAAGAGTCTTTTTAGTTGAGGGGGCTTGGAATGATGATTTTTTGGATGAAGTCTGTGGATTTCCTAACGCTGCACACGATGAAGATGTCGACTTACTTGGTTATCAAATCGATTATCATTTAGAGAGCAATAATTCTCAAGGAATGCAAAATATTTTATGGTAAAAAAACTAAATAACAATGAAAATATCAGAATTTACACAAACAAAAGACTTAGAAGAGCAAATAAAAATCCTTACTAAAGAACGCAAGGGCAAGGCGGATATAAAAGAACTAAAAGAAGAGTGGGATGTTAAAACCCACAAAGTGATGAAGACAGAACACCTGCCAGATAAGGTGATAAAAGATAAAAATGGTAACCAAACAGGCACGAAAAAAGTCAATCGTATATCCGCACCATTCCAAAAGAAAATCGTTAATACAGCGGTGGTGTTTGGGTTTGGTAATGAGGTGGAATTGGTAAAAAGCCATTTCGAAGAGAAATCGGAGGAGGAAATGGTATTTAACGCCGTTAAGAAGATATTAGATGATAATAAGACCGCTACATTCAACAGAAAGGTAGCAAGAGAATGCTATAGAGCCACAGAGGTAGCCGAAGTGTGGTATTATGAAAAAACAGAAACGCACGAAGAATATGGTTTCCCTTGCGATTACAAAATCCGAGTGAAATTGCTGACCCCTTGGAATGGCGAAAATCTTTATCCTCATTTCGACAGTTACGACAAACTAAAAGCATTTGTAAGGGCTTTTGCAGTTGGAAAAGACGAGTATTTAGATGTTTACACTTCATCGGAATATCAACGCTACAAAAAGGTAGATGGCTTTTGGGAAGAAGACAAAGTTGCGGACAAGGACAATGAAATCCCTGTATATTTAGATTTAAGCAAGACGATCAATAAAATTCCTGTTATCTACACCTCACAAGAGGGGGCGGAATGGAGCGATGTTCAAACAGATATAGAGCGTCTGGAGTTGTTGTTTTCTCGCCACGCAGAAATAAACGATTATCACGCCGCTCCTAAAACATTTGTTGAGGGGGAATTGGTATCCACCCCACAAGCAGGAGAAGCGAATGGGTTATTGCAAGGCTCAATAGGTTCTAAAGCCTATATTTTATCTTGGGACCATTCACCAGAAAGTATCAAGTTAGAAATATCGACACGCCTATCCAATATCTTCAAATTCACTCAAACGCCAGATGTATCTTTTGAAAGCGTAAAAGCATTGAACCAAATCAGTGGCGTAATGTTGAAAATGCTATTTATGGATGCTCACTTGAAAGTGTTAGAGAAAGAGGAAATTTGGGATGAGTATTACGAAAGACGATTTAATTTACTCAAAACCTATGTGGGAAAATTGCTCAATCCAAAATTAGAAAAGGCATCTAAAAACCTAAGTATTAAGCCCAAATTCAATCCATATATGATTGATGATATAAAGGCTAAAATAGATATGCTAATGACTGCCAACGGCAACAAGCCTGTTATCTCTCAACAAAAGTCTGTTGCATTAGGAAACTTAGTAGAGAATAGCGAAGAAGAATGGGAAATCATAAAGGCAGAAAGCGAAGAGGAAAAACAAAAAGATATATTTCAACCAGTAAATTTATAATAACCATGGAAAAACTAATGAAAATCAACCCAGATTCAGAAAATGAAATCCACGATATTGCAGGGTTTCAAGACCCTAATTTCAATGTGGTAACACCAATTATGAAACTGCCAGCGGAAGTCGCCAAAGTGGTGGTTTGCGAGTTTCAGCAAATTGTTAGAAACGCATCTACATCAGAACAAGCCAATACACCAGATGAGGACGGTATTGTTCGTTATCAAACCTTTGAAGAGGGCGAGGTATATATGGCGGAAAAACCTTTTGATGAATACTTTGCCGACCGCTACATTATGGATTTCTTCAATGTAGAAGAAAGAGGGATTTGCTCGCGTATGCACCTACATACTGGACTTAGGTTTGTTCGTATGATGACCGGTCCAAACACCCAAATTAGAGTAGGTTCATTAACGCCATTTAAAGTAACAAATATTAAGGGCGTAACACCTTTTCAGCCAGAAATATTTGAGGATATTTTACCAGATACACCAGAGGGCGTGGAAAGAACAAGATACAATTTGATTGTCCCAGAAAATTGCTTTGTAGATATGCAAGTGCCAAGAGGTGTGTCGCATCAGTTTAATGCTATTGGTCAATATGCAGCAATAGATTCTGTACACCCAGAGGAAAGTATCGAAACCTTTAGAGAGAAGATGAGCGGATTTAAAATGATGGCTCAAACTATTTTCCTAACAGAAGATAGACCAGAGTTAGAAAGTTGTGCACTTAAAAAGTAATAAATGGCAAAGTTAGTATTAGGGAAAAAGCAAAATTCTAAAAACGAGGATTTTGTAAAGGTTTGGAATAATATTGAAGATTATGTTTCTAAGGCTGAAATATCGGCTCTGATTGATGAGACGGTCTTGGATATTAAAGTAAAGACAAAAGGCAAAAAGACGGCTTATTCTTGGTCTGGCGGTAAGGATTCTATCGCTTTACAGATTGTTTGTGAATTGGCAGGAATTGAGAATTGTGTTTTAGCCGTGTCTTCGCCTATTGAGTATCCAGCCTTTACGGAATGGGTAAATAAAAATAAACCTAAAGGGCTTACTATTTTTGATGCGAATATCGGTTTAAACCATGTGGCATCAAACCCTCAAATGCTTTTCCCTAATTCTACAAACGCTGCTAAATGGTTTAAGAAAATACAGCACAAAGGGCAAAAGCAATATTTTAAAGAAAACGATTTAGATATTATTATTCTGGGAAGAAGATTGCAAGACGGCAACTATGTAGGTAAAGGGACTAATATCTATGCCAACAAAGAGGGTATTACACGCTTTTCACCTCTCTACAAATGGAAACACGAGCATATTTTAGCCGCGATCCATTATTTTAAAAACAGAAATATCCCGCCAATATATAATACGCCTAATGGCTGGGTGGTTGGTACAGGTGTATGGCCCGCAAGGCAATTTGCAAAAGATGAAGCCACAGCATGGCAAGAATTGTATTTAATTGATAGAAATATTGTTTTAGAGGGCGCTAAATATTTTGACGGCGCAAAAGATTGTATAAATAGAAATGAGCAAACTGCACGATGATTTATTCGATAGACTTCACTACAACCGCATAGAACAATATGTAAAAGAAGTTGCTAAAATATACCACGCCTTGATACAAAAAGTATCAGGGCTTTCATCATTGCGTAATGTAGACAAGACAAAACCTTTTCAATTAAAAGACTATCCAGCATTACAAAAGCAAATAGACCAACTTTTTGAAAACTTTGCCAAAAACATTGAAGTTACAATCCAAAACAACTCATCCAAAGAGTGGTTATTGGCAGAAAAGAAGCAAAAACAATTAGTAGAGGCTATCGCTAAAAAGACCAACCTAAACAAGGCTCTAATCAACAAATACAACCGTCCCAATATGGAAGTCCTTTTTGCTTTTCAAAATAGGAAAATCGGTGGTTTACGCCTTTCTGATAGAGTTTGGAACTATACCAATCAGTTTAAGAATGAAATAGAATTAGGCTTAGATATTGGCTTAGGGGAAGGTAAATCGGCATCGGAACTATCAAGGGATTTGAGAGGTTATCTCAAAGAACCAGACCGCTTATATCGAAAAGTGAGAGATAAGCACGGACAATTGGTGCTTTCTCAAAGAGCCAAACAATATCACCCAGGTCAAGGGGGGTATCGTTCGAGTTATAAAAACGCCATGCGATTGACCAGAACGGAAAACAATATGGCTTATCACGAAGCGAATTACTTAAAATACCAAGAGTTTGATTTTGTAATTGGTATTGAAGTTAGATTGTCTAACAATCCTAATCATTGCCCTTTCTGTGCGGAAATGGCAGGGAAATATCCAAAGGATTTTAAGTTCTGGGGGTGGCATCCTCAATGTAGATGCACAACTATTCCAATATTAAAGTCTTTTGAGGAAATACAGGTAGATAATGAACGGATATTAGAGGGTAAAGAACCTTTGAAAAGCTCTAATGAAGTAGTAAGGCTACATGATCCACTTACCAATTGGATTAAAGATAACAAACATAAGATTGACACAGCAAGAGCATTACCTTATTGGATGCAACAGAATAGAGGTTATCTGTTTGGGGAATACAACACTATTAAAGACAAGATAAACAGATATAACACTATAGCACCCAAAAAGTTTAATACAAATATTGTCTTTTCAGATGCTACAGGTGGCTTGGCTTCAATGGGTTTTAAAGGGATTAGTCAAGCAATCAACTACTATAACAGGCTTGAGGTAAATGCCGAAAAAGTGTCTATATTAAAAGCCATTACTCAAATGAAAGAATTTGAAGTTATTAGACATTTGTCTAATGCTAAAAATAAAGTATATGGATTTAATGTAAAGCAATTTGACGAACTTTTGAAGGCTCACGAAATGCCTAAGAATATAACCATTGCTAAAAAACTTATCCAAAATGGATATGATGTGTATCTATTGCCTAATGTGTCAGGTTCTAAAAGTGCCGATTTTATCGGAATTAAAGGCAACAGATATTATTATCTTGAAGGTAAAACTATCAATGGGAAAAGTACTATAAAACAACGACTCGTTGAAGCAAGTACACAGTCTGATAGAGCGATATTGGATATTGTAGGCATGAAAGATACAAATGAGATATACGGAAATATTAAGTGGTTCTTTGAAAATAATGATAATGTGAAAGAAATAATTATGTTTAAAGGTAGCCGTTTAATTTCTGTAACTCGACGACACTTGGATAGTAAAATTTCTAAGAAAAATTTTATAAAAAAATGGGAACAAAAAAAATAAGAGGTTCTATAAAATAGCCCCTCTTAATAAATATACTAACCGTAGTGGTATATTTTCTCGAACTTAATCGGATTCTGACCGAGATTTTCAGGGCATCACTGCCTTTATGTCCACCTCCCCGTCAATGCAAATATACAAAATTTCTAATTATCCTTAGTTTTTCGTATCAATTTTTCTTTTTTGATGGTGCAATATTTTGTGCGGTGTTCATCGCCAAAGTCCATTTTAAGATTATACAATGTAGAAGTTGCCACCCCTACTTGCTCAGTCTTAAATCGGCTGAATATGGCGGAAATACTACCAAAGTAATAGTCTTTTTTTCCTTCAACTGGTTCGAAAAACCTAATGTGATATATTGTGGTTTCTTTCATACCACAAAAGTAAGGATAATTTCCCATTTTCTATTTCAAAATGGATAGCCAATTGTATAACTCATAGGCTATTTTTCTATTTACCTCTATTGTACTGATGTACTTTAGGTTATAATATTGATTTGAACTAACACCAGAAAGACTATCTTCCATAAGAGAATTGAGGATTACTTGTCTTCTCTGCATTAAATATTTTTCTATATCCCCAGAATTAGCAACAGAAATATAATTTAAAGTCCTCTCATATTCGCCAATCAACACCTGTGTTTTTAAAAGGTTTTCTGAATGTACATCAAAATACCCATAGAAATTGGAAAGCAATCTCGCTTTTAGTTCTGATTCTTTATTTTTTAAATCAGTTACTTGCTTACTGATTCTTTCAATTAATTTTTCTGCTTTGTTCATATATTTTTATAACAAGTTATCTATATGCAAAAATAGTAAATATATTTGATATATCAACTATAAAAATAAAATAAGTTATCATATAAAAATATAAAAATACATATAATCAATTACTTAACTTGTTCCCAATGGGAACACAAGCGTATCTTTGAGCAAATTAATATCATTTACAAATGACAAAAGCAGAATTTTTACGAATTATCAAGGCTCATTTTACAAAGTTTGGGCTTTCTGAAAGCACATTGGGCGAAATTACCAAGTTGATTGAGGGTTCTTATACAGAAAACTCAACAGCAGAGGAAATCATCGAACAATGTAAAAACTACGAATCCTTAGCAAAGGTGTTACAGTCTGAAATAGACACAAGAGTAACCTCGGCAGTAGAGAAAGTGAAGAAAGAACAAGTACCTGATAAGAAGTCTGGGGCAGACAAAGACCAATCTGAACCAAAAAACAACGATTATCTAAAAAAGATTTTGGAACGCCTTGACAATATTGAGAAAGGTCAAGTAGTAAAATCTTTGAATGAGAAAGCCGTGGTAAGGTTGAAAGACCTTAAGATGACAGATAAGGAAATAGAATCTGCAATGTTCGGTAGAAACTTTGACAACGAAGAATCATTAAATGAGTTTGTGACTAAGCAAGCGGAGATTTATGAGGAAATCGTAAAAGAAAGGGTTTCAAACAACGCAGGAAATGGTTTCCCACCAATGTCGCCAACGGGTAACAGCGTAAGCAATACTGCAATCAAGAATGATATTGACGAATTCAATAAACATTATTAAAAACGAACAATCATGGGAAAATATTTAGAACCTAAAAAGGTGTCGGAAAGCAGAAGTATTCCTGTGTGGGCAAAAGTTTTGGAAACTGCAAAAGGTGGTTTCTCTTTAAACAAAACTGGACTCACTGTTGGGGATATTCTTCCTGCAGGAACACCGATAGCATTTGATGAGACCACTCGAATTGCTAAGAAAGCGAAAGCAGATGGAACAGATGTAGGAGGAATGTTATATGACGATATCATAATTGGGGAAAATGCCCCTTTAACGGTGGTAACAAGAGGAACGGCATATGAAAAGCGTATCACTGGTATAACACCACAAATCAAAGAGAAATTAAAGGGACTTATAATCTTTTCTCAATCTTATTAATCTTAAAACTAAGGAATAATGGCAGAATTATCAGTATTCGGAGCATATGCAGAAAACATGCAAACGCTCATAGACACAAGACAAGACAAGTTTAACCAACCTTGGTTTACGAAATATTTTGATTGGGACACCCCTCAGATTTCATTAGACTATACCTCTGTATTGGGGGAAGCGGTAATCAATGCAATGGCAACAGTTGTAGCGAGGGATTCTGAAACGCCTTTGGCAACTCGTGAGGCATTGGCAAAAATTACAGGAGAAATTCCTGCGATTAAGCGAATGATACCGCTAAACGAAAATCAATACAGACACTATATGTCCTTATTGAATATGCCAGGGGTAAAAGACCAACAAAAGAAGATGCAAGCCCTAAAATTGATTTGGGACGATGTAAAAAAGGTGGTTGATGCTGTTTATAACAGAATTGACTATTTGGCATTACAAGCGGTTTCTACGGGGAAAATTGATATCAACATTGATAATAACCCTGATGGTATTATCGTGCCTGATATTGACCTTCAGATGCCTTCTGAAAACAAAACTACGGTTAGCACCTCTTGGAGTGATGCCAATAATGCAACGCCTATCCAAGATATTCAGAATATAGTGAATGCTTCTAATAGTGATGTGGCTAAGGTCTTAATCACGAAGACTAAAATGTTGGAAATGATGAGAACGAAAGAAGTCCGTGATACTCTCGGTGCTTTCTTTGGTTTGACAAAAGCTTCTACATCAGCGGAAACAGCACCGCTAACTCTTAGCAGATTAAACAAATATATGGCAGAATCAGAAATGCCTGTATTTGAAGTTGTAGACAAGAAAGTTTCTGTTGAGAAAAACGGAGTGCCAACAATTACAAGTCCTTTTGAGGCTAAAAATATTGCGTTTATTCCTGATGGAAAATTAGGTGTGATTAAAAACGCTTTGGCAGTTGAGGAAATGAACCCTGTGGAACATATTAAGTATGCAAACTCAGGGCGTGTATTAGTGTCTAAGTGGAAACAAAACGAGCCATTTAGAGAATACACAAAGGCAGAGTGTAACGCGTGGCCAGTAATTGAAGCGATCAATAGTATTCGTATTCTAACCACAGAAAAGTAATCATTTTAAACCTTTCATAATTTTAGGATGTCAGTAACGGTAAAGGATTATTTCTTAGCGAAGATGAGAACATTAGGTATTACAATGCCTGATGAAAGTTTAAAGGTCTTTCTTCTTTCTAATGCATTAGATGAGAACACAATAGTGCTTCCAGATGATGCCAAAGAGTTGGACAAAAACTTTTTAGAAATAATCCTAAACCTACTGATTACACCAGATGTAACAGAAGATGACTATTCTATAAAGTATGATCGAAAAAGTATAATGAATTGGTATGCTATGGAGTGTAAGCGATTGGGGATTTCTAATCGACTGAGCGACGGAGCAAACGAGGTAAAAGATGTGAGTTTTTTAGCATGATTAAGCAATATCCTTATGACTTATATATAATGCAAACCACCGCAGGCAGTAGAGATGAGAATGGCTTTCCTATTCCCTCAACCGAGCAATGGGTGTTTCATTCAAAATGTAGAGATATACCTGCTGGTGCAGGGAATATCGTTGCCACAGAATCTGGGGAAGCCTTGAAATATGCGTCTAAAGTGGTAATGCCTATTGGAACCCCTGAAATATCTGCAAACACAAAAATAAAGGTGTTAGAGGGGTCTAACACAAAGCTTGTAGGTCATGTGATACGATTTTCAACCGCTCAATTGCATTGCAGATTATGGGTATAGAAGCCAACTTTGATATGGCGAGTTTGGAAGCCTATATGCAGCAAAAGAAAAGGCAGTTAGAAAATCTTTTACGCAGAAATCTCAACCATTTAGGAATGCACTGTGTGGTTCTTGCAAGAACGCTCAATACCTATCAAGACCAAACGGCAAACCTTAGAAACTCAATAGGCTATGTAGTAGTAATCAATGGGAAAATTAGGGATAGTTTCTTTAAGGCAGACGAGAGAGGAAAAGATTTTGACCCTAATGGTCCTAAAGGCGAGGAAGTTGGCGAAGCGTTGGCTAAGAAATTAGCAGAAGAATTTACAGAGGGCTATGCTCTTATTGTAGTTGCAGGAATGAACTACGCAAGTTATGTAGAAGATGTACATCACTTGGATGTTTTAAAACCTGCGGAAACCTTTGCTAAAAGCCAAATCAACCGAGTAGCCAAAGGAATTATAGAAGCAATGAGAAGAAAAGAAGGATTATGATAACCTCATTAGAATTAGCAAGTTTAGTTTATAAGATGGTTTCCTCTGGAAGCATCAGAACAATTATAGACGGCGATGTTTATTTAGGGGAAAGACCATTTAACAGCGACAAAAACGATGTGGTTATTGGTGCTTTATCCGTGCCAAATACCACACTCCAAGAGTCGGTTGTGTTAGTCAATATCTATGCTAAAAATCTTTTTGATGGGCATAGCCATTTGCCAAATCTCAAACTTCTTAACGATGCTACAAAGTTACTAATGCCTTTGTTTAAGGATTACTACATCGCTGATAAGAAAACTTACATAGACATAGAATACCAACGAAATTATAAAGTACAAGGCGCTCAGGAATGGGTGTCAGTCATAAGACTAAAAACAAGAACTATTAACCAATAAAAATTAAACACAATGGCTTGGACATTTGGAATAGCCCAACTCTTATCAGGGGAAAAAGCGACAGATGGCGGTATGGGTACTGCCTTAACAGAACACGACGAAACGCTCAAAGGTACAGCAACCTTAGAAACGAGCGATGAAACTATCAACTGGATAGAAACAGAGGAAAAAGGAAAACGATTACCTATCGGTAAAAACGACTCTGAAACGACCTTGAAATTTGAGGTTGCCAATCCGTCTTTGGAAACACAGGCATATTACCTCGGTGGTACAGTGAAGAACGCATCAGGGAAGAAAAGTTACTCACCACCAGTGAGTAGACCTAATATTGAACGCTCTTTTTTGATTAAAACTAAAGAGGGGTACAACATTCAAATTCCTAACGGAAAAGTGAATGCTAAACCTTTGGGCGGTCAAATCGGAACGGACAATGTATTGACAATGCAGGTTGTAATTACCGTGCAACTACCAACCAAAGAGGGTGTGGACGCAATTACCTATATGGAAAAATAAAAACCTTGAAAACTCAATAAACAAAAGCCACCTCTAACTATGCTTATGTGGTGGCTTTTTTACTTAAAAACTATGAATAAAGAACAGGTTTTATTAGAGCAAAAAGAAGCGGAGTTACTCATCGAAAAAGGGTTTGTGTTTAATGCTGGTGAGAATGAATATCATATCAAACCGATGACCTATGGGACTATCCTACACGCCAACAAATATGCGGTGGATTTAAAGTTCAACTTAGTAAGTGAAGATACTAACTCACTAATCAATGAACTCAATCAGAATGTAGAACCGATGATGCGATTTATCGCAGTTTGTGTGTTAGGAAACAAACAAGACATAGAAACCAAAACAGAAACTTTAGCAGAAGAACTAAAACAGCATTTAAGACCTAAAGATGCGATGAATATATGCGTCGCTATCCTACAAATGTATGATTTAGCAAATTTTATATCCTCTATCAGATTGATCGGGACAATGACGATGACCACGCCGAGGACACCGACGACGGAGACGCTGATAGATGGGTAACAAAAGGTCTCCAAACGCTCTATGGCAACATAGGAATGATTATGAAAGAAGTAGGATTTTCCTATCGAGAATTGATGTGGGAAGTCCCTTGGGGGATAGTCTTAAGGATATTGGCAGATATGCCAAGACAAGTCAAAGAAAAACCAAACAAGAGAAAGAATAAAGTATTGACCGAGCAAACCGCAGAGGACTTTAAAAAGCATATAGAACAACTAAACAAGAAGATAAAAAAATGAGCGACGGAGCACTACATTTCAACGCCTTACTAACCACTCGCGATTTCGAGAGAGGAATTGAACGCATACGCAATGATATTCGTAGAGCGTCAGGACTTGCTGTACAGGAAACTTCCAGAATGGATAGTGCTTTCAAAAATCTATCTATCGGTATTGCAAGTTATTTTTCTGTCCAAGCGTTAATGGGGTTTGTACGCCAACTTATCAATGTTAGAGGGGAATTCCAAAAAACAGAAATCGCTTTTGGAACGATGCTCAAAAGTAAAGAAAAAGCAAAAGCCTTAATGGGTGAAATGGTAGATTTAGCCGCTAAAACGCCGTTTTCATTGCAAGATGTGTCAAATGGAGCAAAACAATTACTCGCTTTTCAAGTTCCTGCCAATCAGGTTGTAGATACCCTTAAACGAATGGGAGATATCGCGGCTGGATTAGGTGTACCCCTTTCTCGGATTAATTTGGTTTATGGGCAAGTTAAGGCTAAAGGAAAACTAATGGGTGATGACCTACGCCAGTTTACAGAAGCGGGAATCCCAATGTTAGCAGAATTAGCCAAGAAGTTTGGTAAGACCACAGGCGAAATACAAAAAATGGTGTCTGAGGGGAAAATTGGATTTAAAGATGTAAAAGAAGTGCTATTTAGCCTTACGGACGAGGGCGGTATGTTCTTTAACTTGATGGATAAGCAATCCGAATCTTTATCTGGGAAAATTTCCAATTTGGGTGACGCTTTTGACCAAATGTTGAATAAAATAGGGGAAAGTAACGAAGGGATTTTAAATAGTGGTATTGATGCGGTGGCTGGTTTAGTGGAAAATTACGAAGAGGTAATGGAAACTATTAAAGAATTGGTAATTGCATATGGAGTATATAAAGCCGCTCTTATTACTGTAACTGTAGCCCAAGAATATTCAAAAAAAACAATTCAATCAGAAATAGCCTTATTGGGTATCTCTGAAAAAATGAAATTAGGCAGAGCTTTAGTCACTCAAAAACAAGCCGTAGTAAACTTAGAAGAAGCCCGCACAGAGCATATTGCTACTCAAGAAAAATATTTAGCATTGCAAATGGAAGTGCAATCACTAAATATAAAAAAACAGAAAGCCATTGCCTTAGCAGTAGAAAAAAGACAAGTATTAAGCAACGCTCAAGCGGAGTTATTAACTGCTCAACAAAAGTTATCTGCACTAGGAGCTGAGGCGACTGCTAGAGAGGTAAGCATTGCAACAAAAAGAATTGAAAAAGCAGAAAACGCTGTATTGAAGGCACAAGAAAAAGCGGAAATAGCAAGAAAAGGAGCTTTGACCGCCTCGTCTAAATTCTACACTACGCAGAAAGAATTAGAAACAGTCGCGACGCGTGTAAGTACAAATGCTAAGAAAGTGGAAGCGGCACAAGAAGCCTTATCTGTGGCTACAAAAAATGCAAATACTATTGCTACTACTAGATTAACTATTGCTCAGAGATTACAAACTTTTGCACTTCGTACTGGAGCGAAGGCACAAGCGCTACTTAATAGTACTATATTAGCCAATCCCTATGCACTAGCAACCGCTTTAATAGTAGAATTAACATACGTTATGTATAAGTTTTGTTCACAGCTAACATTAGCACAAGAATTACAAGAAAGCCTAAACGAAACATTGAAAAATACAAAGCAAGATGTAGATACTAAAAAAGCAAAAATAGAAGCTTTAATTACTACCATTAAGTCCGAGAACACTACCAACGAGCAAAAAGAAAAGATACTAAGGCAAATCGAAAGACTAACGGATAATAAGATTAAAAACTTAACAATCGAAGATGCGAAAACAGGCAAATTAAATAAAAGTGTACAAGAATATATCAAAACACTCTATAAGCAGGCTGAGGCTATGGCTTATTTCCAAGAGATGACCGAAGTAGAACGGAAAATAATTAAAAATGATGAGTTAAAAGAAAGAGCGAAGAAAGGACAAGTAGGCTGGAAAGATGTCGCTACAATATTGGGAGATGTTGACACTTACAAAGATGGGGGGAATATAAGAATATTCAAGCCAGAAGATTATATTTTAAACTATACTAAAAACAGAGAAAAGGCTTTAAAAAAGCAAAAAGATTTTTTGCAAGCAAAAACAAAAGAAAATGGCAATCTTATAGCAGAATCAGAGCTTGTAACAGATAAAGATATTGATGTTTTAAAAGATAAAGCCAAGAAACACCAAAAAGCCTTAGCGGAAATATATTCTAAAGATTCTATTAAGGATTTAGAAGAGCGGATTTCGCTTTTAAACAATGCTTTAGAACGGGCAAGTAAAGGGAAAGACGGTAAATACAAGGTAAAACTTAGAGCCAAAGACAAATACGGAAAGGAACACGAAACAGGGCAAATTGTAAGCAAAGATAAAGCCTTAGCAGAACTTAAAGCNCTCAATGAAGCCAAAGCCAAAATAGAGGAAGAATTTCGTATCAAAACCACC